ATGATGAGTTGAATCGGGGTCTCCTATATTCAACTCATTCAGAAAAGAATCAGTAGGGTCAGTACTTATTCTTCTTGCTGTGTTTAGCATACCTCTTGCTGCGGTGTTTGCTTTGGACAATTTCTCTGCCCAGATCATATCTTCCAAACTAACCTCAACTCCAGCACCTATGTCCTTACAGATTGCTGTTAGTCTTAAACGATATTGTGTTGAAAGCATAAAGTATTAAAGATTACATGGATAATTTATTTAGGATTCATCTGACATTTTAGAAAAATCATTTACCTTTTCAAATTTTAAAGTTCGTAAGAACTTATCTACCAGTATATCACCTTTATGAGAAATGACAAATACATTTGTTCCGTCTCCAAGACTTTTTAATATTTGAAGAAGTTCTCCAGTACCAGAAGAATCAAGTGAACTATCAAATACCTCATCAAGAATAAGAAGATTAGTAGCAACACTATTCTTCATCCTAGCAACTTCTCTCCAAGTGAACAAAAGTGCTAAGTCAATCTTTTGCTTCTCACCTTCAGAGAATGATGCATAAGAAAACTCATCACGGAAACGACTCTTGATAACTTCATTGAACTCTTCATCCAATGTAAAGTTAACAAAAAATTCCATAGACGAAAGGTATTTGTTAATTAATTGGTTGAAGATAGGAACGTACTTTTTAATAATCTGACTCTTAATACCAGAGTCTTTTAATAAAGAAGATACAACTTGGAACTCATCCAACTTCTGACTGACTTCTGCACAATCCTTTTCAGTTGTTTTATACTCAGCAAGATACCCCTGTAAAGTTTCTTTTTCTTGATCAATGTTAGGAGTGCTTTGTTGAAGTTCGAGAATCTGTTTAGAGATCTCAAGGTTCTCCTTTTCAAGACGAACAATCTCTCGTTCTTGTGCAGTAGCATCACTACGAACTTCATATAGTTTTGCAGAAGTCTCTTCTATCTTATTAATAACACTCACTGCTTCAGTGATGTCTTGAGTAAACGCTTCAATCTCAGTAGCAATTGTTGTTCCAGAACCAGTTAAAGTATTAACTTGATTGGTTTTAAAAGAAGTGCTAATGCTTTGTGTACATGTAGGGCATTGATCATGACTCTTAAAGAACTTAAGATTGTTTGCAATTAACTTAAGTTCAGATTTTTTATCTGCTTGACCTTGACGAAGTTTACGAACAAATTTTCTCTGAACTTCAACATCACCTACCTCTTCTTCAAGAACTAGAATCTCATCTTTAAGTTTAATATGATTAGATTTTACTTCTTCAATACTTTTAGAATTTTTATTATATCGATTACGTTTTTCTTCTTGACGATTATGATTAACTTCTTTTAATGAATCAAGTAACTTCTGCTGACTCTCTACTTTCTCCTTTGTGAGACGAAGCATGTGGCCACAATCATTACTTTGACTTTGTGCTGAACGAACTCTATCCTTCAGCAAAGAATTCATGTTTGAAAAGATCTGGATATCGAGTAGATCTTCAATAACTTCTCTCCTGACACTTGCTCCCAATTGCATGAAGGGTACAAATGTGGATGAACCAAGTATGACGACTTGGGTAAAACTTTTGTAATTGAGTTTGAGGACTGATTGCTCCAAATATTTCTGCGTGTCTCTGGCAGCAGCGTCCTGGTCAACCATCTTATTGTTTTTGTAAACCTCAAAGAGATTGGGTTTTGCACCCCTAAAAACTCTGTATTCATCTTTACCTATAGAAAAACATACTTCAACTTTTAATCCTTTTTCATTAATACTGTTTACTAACTGCCCACGATTAATTTTTCTGAATGGTTTATTAAACAATGCAAAACAAAGAGCATCCAACATAGTGGATTTTCCTGCACCATTAGACCCTACAATTAATGTTGAAGGTGACTCACAAAAATCAATCTCAGTCCACTGGTCTCCTGTAGATAGGAAATTTTTCCAACGGATACTTTCAAATGTAATCATTAAGGGGGGATAATAAGATCGTCTTTTTTAATAATTAAATAAGTATATCCATATGTATTACAATTTATAGAAATGACAGTAGGATCACACTCAATAATTTCTAAAGTATCTTCATAATCTTCTGCTTCTAATTGTCCAGCATACCTTTCAGCATCATCATAGTCTTCAAATACAGTCACTGTTTTTCTACGCTTACCCTGTCTTATAGCATAGATACCGCCAGATTTTATATCTGATAAAATAAACATCAGATTTCTGCTGCCTCCATATACAACGACCTCATAACATTTTTAACGTTCGACTTGTTAACCTTAAGATCTATTCCATCTATGTAGTTATCAAGAAGAGTCATTGTATCTTCGGTTTCCAGCAACCCTGAACCTCTTTCTACTTCCACACTTAAGTCTTCAATGATTTTTAAATCACCAAGACCCATGTCTTGAAGTTGACTAACAAAATAATCAAATTTTGAATAGTCACCTTTGTCTTCTACAATGAGTTTGACGAACGTTCCTTTAACTTCGTCCTCATTCGGAAGTACAACTCCACCATTATAATACAACTTATGAAAAGTGTCAAAGGGATTTCTATGGAAAGTACATCGTAGAGTGTCTGTGTTAAAGACATGAAAGCCTCTCTTAGTGCCGTAATCATTCCAGTAAAGTTGGTAGGGGTTGCCAAGATATGTAACATTTTTCTTAGTAGATTTCATGTGATAATGGCCACTAAACACTTTTTTAAATCTAGAAAAATGTTTAACGTCCATACCATTTGTCATAGTATGTCCAGGATGTGCTTCAAAACCATTAAGTTCCAAATGACCCATACAGATATCAGCAGAACTTTCAGTAACAGCTCGTAGAGATTCATCATAGTTCTCATCACATATCCAAGGTAACATGAGTATAGGAAGACCATCAAAGATAACTGTAGTAGGTTCTGTATAGGCAGTTATGTTTTCGTATTCACCAAGTAACTCAGTTGGAGCATTAACCTTTAAAGTATTCTTATAATAAATGTCATGATTACCTACAAGCATATGCATTTTAACATTCCTCTCTTTAAGAGGATCAAACCACATCTCCTTTGCTGCATCCAATGACATAAAATTAATAGATCGACGTTTATCAAACGTATCACCTAGATTAATAATAGTATCAATTTTATTTGCATCCACAAAAGGGATCACAACTTCACTATAAAACTTTCTGTAATGATCAATAAAATTCTGATTGTCATTACGTACACCGAAGTGTTGATCTGTTATTAATAAGACTTTCATTAATTATCTTTTTAAATTCATTTCAACACGATTCTTAATTTGATTATAGTCTGCTCCACCTTCTCCATCAACTGTGAATACGTGATCGTAACCTGACTTCTCTAGAATTTTATCTTTAATATCCAACTGGCGTTTCTCTTTAGCAATACGGCGTAAGAATGCATAATAAACTATTTGTGTAAAATAAGCAAATGGGTTCTTAGACTTTGCTGGATTAAAATTATCGATATACTGTATACAATTTTCTATACCATCACAAACCATATCATCCTTATACATGTAGTTGATGAAGTTCGGTCTATACGACAAGTGCGTAGCAATCTTTAAAAAACAACTCCCAATATAATTTCCTACTCTAGGTTTACTTTTACTTTTCCAACTCTTTAAAGTTTGGAACTGATCATCAGGATCCATGTCAGCAAGACCTTCAATCTCCTTTACGGCAGCATTATATACTCTTTCTTTGTACTTAATAATAGCAGCAAGAAACTCCTGGTTATCAACATAGTGTTGTTTCTGCTTTTTTATTTTTTTCATAGGTGTCTTGCTTTGTATATATTATATCAGGGCTTGACACGTTTGTCAATTTGATGTACACTAACCGTGTAAGGGTTCAGGGCAACAAACTAAGTCTTAAATAATTTTTCAAATAGATTTCGTGCCTCGTCAATTTTTCCTAGGTAACCCATATTGGGTTTGGGATCAATTTTTAAATTATCTTTTTTTGGTGGTTTACCTTTATTTTCACTTTGAACAAACGCTTCATACATGAATGTAATTTCTTTACTCATTGAAGAAACTGTTAAAACATCTTTTTCTCTTATGATATAAAAATCCTCATCAGAAAATTGCATCCATTTCGCAAACCCCACCCCCCGAACATTACGACCTTCATTATCTTTATTATTCATAACTACTGTTGAAACAGGATTCTGAACAAAGCAAAGTGTTTCTCCACTATCTTCTGTAAGCACTGCTTTACCTAGTACTTCTTCTCCACTGACGAGTTTAAAAACTCCGTAAAATTCTTCTTCGTGTTTTGCGTAACTAATCATCAGATTTTAATTTTACATCTATGAGTTCATAATTAAAATTCTCTTGCTTGTAGATTTTAAATCTCTCCATTAAATGATTCAATGTGTAATTATTCCCACGATCTGTAGAGATGTCATCTGCAATATCATATAGTGTTGCTACTGTTTTCCCCCTAGACTGTCGAAGTACCCTCCCGATAGACTGAAGGTTTCGGACTCTTGACTTGCTTGGGGAGGCGAATATAAGGTTATGCAACCTTTTAATGTTAACACCAGTACTAAAAGTCCCATAAGAGGCGACAATAATGCCATTGTTTTCAGGAGTTTCATTTTCAACTAACCTCCGAATTTCTTCACGATCATCAACATCAACTCCTCCATAAACTAAATGTACTGGTCTATCAGTGTAATTATTTATCATATCATACAAAGGGAGACCGTGCTTTTCCACGTAATTGAATAGCACCAGCGTGTTTCCCTTTAAGTCACATGCTAAATTGCGGATAAATTTATTACGATGTTCATGTTCACAAAGGTAATCCATTTCATCTTGATACCCTTCAAAAATCTTTTCTTCATGCTTTAACAAAAGAATCTTTACTTTAAGTTTGGACACGTACCCCTTCTTCATTAGATCAGATGTCTTAGTAACCTTTGAACATCTACCAAACACAC